CGACGCATTGGGGCGCGACGGGCATCGTCACCGCCAACACCGAGACGCAGCTCCGCAAGCGGACGTTCGCGGAGATGGCGAAGTGGGTCAGCATGAGCATCAACGCGCACTGGTTCGACGTGGAGGGTATGGCGGTGCGCCCGGCCGACTGGTTCGCCGAGGTCGTCAAGGCCCAGCGTCTCGTGGACCCGGCACTGTGGCAATCGGCCGGGCAGACGTGGAGCGAGGAGAACCCCGACGCCTTCGCGGGCGCGCACAACCCGAACGGCCTGTTGGTGGTGTTCGACGAGGCGAGCGGTATCCCCGGCCCGGTGTGGGATGTGTCGGACGGCTTCTTCACCGAGGAGAACCCCTACCGCTTCTGGCTGGCCGCGTCGCAGATGCGGCGCAACGAGGGCCGCTTCTACGACCTGTTCCACGGCGACGGCTGGAAAGCGCGCTGGCGCGCCCGGTCGCTGGACATCCGGGGCATGGAAGGCATCGACCAAGAATGGGTGCGCGAGATGATCGCGCAGCACGGCGAGGACTCCGACACCGTGCGCGTCGAGGTGCGGGGGCTGCCGCCCGTGACACGCGAGGATCAGTTCATCTCGCCGGTCGTCGTCAAGGCGGCGCAGGACAACGCGACCGCGTGGGATCGCGGCGCGGCGCTCGTGCTGGGCGTGGACCCGGCGCCGCGCGGCACGACGGCGTGGCGGTTCCGGCAGGACACCAACGCCCGCGACATCTGCGGCTCCGACACCGCCGGGCTCCTGCACAGCAAGGACAACTTCGAGATCGCCATGTTCATCATCGCGCTCGATCTCAAGCACAAGCCCGACGTGATCGCCATTGACTTCGGAATGGGCACCGGGGTCATCGACATCCTCAAGCGGCACCGGCTCCACGGGCGGCTGGTCGAGGTCAAGTTCGGCGGCGCGCCTCGGAACAGGGACGGCGAGTTCGCCACTTGGGGCTCCGAGCTGTGGGGGCTGGTGCGGGACTGGCTGCCCCGGGGCATGATCGAGGCCGGCGGCGGCATCGTGGACGGCAAGCCGCACCTCGCCGACCAGCTCACCGACCGCTCATGGAAGTGGAGCGGGCGGGAGGACGGGAAGAAGATTGTTGAAACGAAACAAGAATTGGCCGCGCGCGGGGTACCGTCGCCCGACCGCGCCGACGCGCTGGCCTGCACGTTCGTCGTCAGCAAGGCAACCCGCCGCCGGCTCGACGCCGCCGCCCCGGCCCGGATCGTGGACGGCGTGAGCACCGCGTATGCGGGATGGTAGAATTGAAGTAGGAGCCCACCAATGACCCGGAACCCCCTCGACATCATCTTCGCCCCCACTCTGGCCGGCGTGGTCGTGGCCTTCTCGAAGCCGAAGATGCCCGCCCCGGCGCCGATGCCGGCCACGGCGGAGGAAGATCCGGCGGCGCGCGAGGCCCGCGCGAACGCCGAGCGGGAGGCGCAAGTCGAAGCCGCCAGCGGGGGCCGGCGCTCCACGATCCACGCCGGGGCGATGAGCGAGGAGGACAACCTTCTCAAGCTGGGCTCATCCGCCAATCGGCGCGGCTCGCGACGCGGCGCGGCCGCCGACCTCGGCGGCTTCTGATGGCCGAGCAAAAGCGCGCGGCTCGGCGGGCTCGCCGGGCCTCGAAGAAGGGCGCGGCCCGTGCCGCGCGTGCGGCGCTGGCGCAGTGCCCGGGGTGCATCGGCCCCGACGGAATCCTGCCGCTGGCGCGCGGCTACTTCGCGTTGCGGAACTCCGCAACGCCCAAGCGGAGGGTGAAGGCATGAGCAAAGCGGTGAAGAAACTGGCGTTCCTCGATCCGGTGACGAACGTCGCCGTCCACAAGAGCGGCGATCCGCTTGCGGGGAAGAAGAAGGAAGAGAAGGCGAAGGCCGAAGCCGCCGCTGCTGCCGCCGCTGCCGGCGCGCCGAGCGCCGCTGGCGTCCAGAAGGCCGCCGCGATGCACGAACGCATCGGCGACATCCAGAGCGCCGCCGCTGCTGCCGGCGCGGTCCGTTCGGAGAACGAAGCGGACGTGCTCGGATACGGCGGCAACTACCGGCCGAAGAAACGCGCGTCGAAAGACCTCCTCGGGGGTTGATCTGATGGCGGACGAGAAGGCCGTCCGCTTCCACCTCCAGCGTCTCGACACGCTGAAGATGGAGCGGAGCCATTGGGACACGCAATGGGAAGAGGCGGCGGCGCGGGTGATCCCGGCGCACCGCGATTTCTTCCTGTCCGGCGGCACCATGCAGATCGCCGGCATGGGCGGCCAGAAAAAGACCGAGCAGATGTTCGACGCCACGGCGTCCATCGCCTGCCAGCGGTTCGCCTCCGTCATCGAGTCGCTGACCACGCCACAGTCCGGCATCTGGCACCGCCTCGTCCCGAGCGACAAGACGTTGAAGAAGAACCGCGCGGTGCGCGAATGGTTCGACGCCGCGAACGAGATCCTGTTCTCGTACCGCTACCGCCCCATCGCCAACTTCGTCGGCAACAGCCAGCAGACGTACATGAGCCTTGGGGCCTACGGCAACGGGACGGTGTTCATCGACACGCCCGACAACGACAAGGGCCTGCGCTACAAGAACGTCCACCTCGGCGAGACGTACTTCGTCGAGAACCATGCCGGCATCGTGGACACGATGTACCGGGTCATGTGGCTGGACGCGCGGCAGGCTGTGCAGAAGTTCGGCGCCGCGTTGCCCGAGGCAATCCTCCGCGCCGCCGAGCAGGCGACGCAGAGCACCCGCAAGTTCGAGTTCATCCACGTCGTCACGCCGCGCACCGACGCGGACCCGGGGCGCATCGACGCGATGGGGATGCCCTTCCAGTCGCTCTACATCGCCCGTGAGGAGATGAAGCAGCTCCGCGAGGGCGGTTTCCGCTCGTTCCCGTTCGCCGTCGCCCGCTACACGCAGGCGAGCGGCGAAATCTACGGACGCGGCCCGGCGCAGTGGGTACTGCCGTCGATCAAGCTGCTCAACGAGCAGAAAAAGACGATCCTGAAACAAGGCCACCGCGCGGTGGACCCGGTGCTCCTCGCCTACGACGATGGCGTGCTCGACTCGTTCTCGCTCCGAGCCGGGGCGCTGAACAAGGGCGGCGTGTCGGCCGAGGGTCGCGCGCTCGTCCAGCCGCTCCCCGTCGGCAACATCGCCGTCGGCGAGAAGATGATGGACGTGGAGCAGAAGATCATCAACGATGCGTTCCTCATTACGCTGTTCCAGATCCTCGTGGACACGCCGCAGATGTCGGCGACCGAGGTACTGGAGCGGGCGCGGGAAAAGGGGATGCTCGTCGCCCCGACCGCCGGCCGGTTGCAGGCGGAGTTCCTCGGGCCGCTGATCGAGCGCGAGCTGGCGCTGTTGCTGACGCAGGGCCTCCTGCCGCCGATCCCGCCCGCGCTCGCGGCTGCCGGCGGCGCGTACAAGATCGAGTACGACAGCCCGATGTCGCGGATGCAGCGCGCCGAGAGGGCGTCGGGCTTCATGCGGGCGCTGGGCGTCGCCGCCGACTACGCCCGCAACACGGGCGACCCGTCGCCGCTCGACTGGTTCGACTTCGACGTGGCGATGCCCGAGATCCTCGACATCCACGGCGCCCCGGTGGCGTGGACCCGGACGATGGAAGCTGTGCAACAGCTTCGCGGCGACCGCCAGCAGGCGCAGGAGCAGAAGCAGATGATGGACTCGGCCGGCGGGATGGCGCAGATGGCCAAGGCGCTGCCGGAACTTCAGAAGGCACAGGCGGCTAAACCCGCATGACGCTCCCCGAGTTCTACGACAAGCTGCGGCAGGCGCTCATGACGCGCCGCCATCACTACCAGATCACCTTCCGGGCTCCGCCCGCGCAGACGGTGCTCAAGGATCTCGCCCGCTTCTGCCGCGCGCATGAGTCCACCGCGCACCCCGATCCGCACGTCGCCGCCCGGCTCGACGGCCGGCGCGAAGTGTGGCTGCGGATCGCACAGCATCTCAACCTCACGCCCGACCAGCTATGGGAACTGTACTCTGGGCGTCCAGCGATGAAGGGCGACAATGTGGCGGAATGATGTAGAGTTGGTCATGCACCCGAAGGTGGGGTTCCTCCTCTCCCACGGGGCGCTCGGCGACACCATCACCTCTCTCCCGGCGATCCGATTCGCCCGCGCGACGCACAACGCGCAGGCGATGAAGATGATTGTCTGGACCCGCCGCGATCTCGTGCCGCTGCTGGAGATCCTGCTCCCCGGCTGTGACGTGCAACCGCTGGAGATGTTTCACGAAGAAACCGAGCGGACCAAGAACAACATCGGCTACCCGTTCGCCATGAACTCCTCGATCCGCAACACGGTCACGCGGAACAAGATGGACATGGTGCTGTTCGGCTACGCGACGCTGCTCGATACGCAGCCGCCGTCGCCGGAATGGATGAGCTACCCGACCGCGCCGCTCGGCCCGCGCGCCATCGCGGAGCCCTACATCGTCATCGCCGCGAACGGCACGGCGCCGAACCGCATCATCCCGCCGAGGGCCGTCACCGCCATCGCGGAATGGGCGCTGGCGCGCGGGCTCAAGCCCGTGTTCCTCGGCAAGCGCGAGGCCGAGGTGCCCGTGACCATCGTCACGGGTGAGGGGCCGACGCGACAGGCGAAGAAGTCCGAGTCCACCAGCCGCCTTGCCGAGATCGACGCGACGCTGATGGAGCGGTGCCTCGACCTCCGCGAAAAGACGGGCATCCTCGAAGCCCGCGACATTCTCGGCCACGCCGAGGCGGTGGTGGGCATCGACGGCGGACTGTTGCACCTCGCCGGCACGACCAACGTGCCCATCGTGTACGCGGTGACGACTGTTCACCCGGCGCACCGCTCGATCATGCGGCACGGCGAGCTGAACTGGCGCGTCGAGTACGTCGAACCGAAGAACCTCAAGTGCGCTGGCTGTCAGTCGAAATGGACGCTCGTGTTCGGGCACCCCTTCACGACTTGCGCCTACGACGATTTCCTCTGCGTGGATCATCTCGATCCTGCGGATCTCACCAAGGCCCTCGAAAGCCTCACATCAGGAGATAAGCCATGACGACCGAAGGACAACCGAATGGACAAACTGGAGGCACGCCTGCTGCTGGCGCTGCTGGCACGCCTGCGGGCGGAACCGGGAACGGTGCCGCTAACGGAGGCACTGGAGCAGGACAGCCGGGAGCGGGAAGCGCAGCAAGTGCTCCTTGGTACGGCACCGTCGACGAGGACACCGCCGCCTACATCAAGGTGAAGGGCTGGGCGGACGCGCCGAGCGCGATCAAGTCCTACCGCGAGGCGGAGCGGCTCATCGGCCGCGATCCGAGCACGCTAGTTGCGCTCCCGCGCGCGGACGACGCCGCCGGCAAGGCCGCGTTCTATGACCGCCTCGGGCGTCCCACCGACGCGAAGGGCTACGACATGACCGGCGGTATCCAAGGCGCGCAGCTCGACGCGACGTTCGCGCCGGTCGCCGCCAAAATCTTCCACGACGCCGGGCTGTCCAGCGAGCAGGGCAAGGCGGTGGCGAAGGCATACAACGAGTACACCGTGCAAGTCGCGGAGCAGGCGGCGAAGGACTACGAGATGAACGTGCAGGCCGACCGTTCCGCTCTCCAAGCGGAATGGCGCGGCGGCTTCGAGCGCAAGATGGGCGCGGCGCAAGCGGCCGTGCAGGCGCTTGGGTTCAGCGCGCAGGCCATCGACGGTATCGAGCAGGCGCTCGGCTACGCTGGCACAGTCAAGCTGTTCGCGGACATCGGGGCGAAGATCGGCGAGGACAAGTTCGTGGGAGCGGACGGCAAGACGCCACGCTTCGGCGAGGCCCTCACCCCGGCCGAGGCCAAAGTGGCGTGGGAC